GTTAGTGTCAGAGTTTGCTTCATAAGCTGTTTTAATTTCAGCATTAGATTGATCTGCGGTAGCTCCTGTTTCTATACCTTGTAACTTTGCTAAATCTAAATTTTGTAACTTTGTTTTTTCTGCGTCAGTAAATGCGTTTGTATCTGAGTTTGCTTCGTACGCTGTCTTTATCTCTGCGTTTGTCTGATCTCCTGTAGCTCCTTCTTCAATGCCACCTAATTTATCTATAATCTCCTGTTGAGCAAATAATATTTGGTTTGTATTATTATCTAAATCTTGTTCAGTAAGTACACTACCATCTTGAAAATCAACAGACTTTGTACTAATAGATGTATCTCTTTGAAACTTTATTGCTGCACCATTAGCAGGTACGTTGCCACTTGTAAAAGTAACTGTAGAACCGCTTATCGTGTAATGTGTGCCTAATGTTTTTAAGACTCCTGCAACAGTAACATCTATATCTGAAGTAAGTATATAACTAAAACTAAGTGAAAAATTTACTTCAGTTCCATCTCCTGTATGGTTAGTAAACGTATTGGTGGTGTTGGTTGCCATAGCTTAGAAAAAAGTTTTGAGTTTTTCAGTAGTTTCGTTTTTACGAAGTCCTGATTCCCATAGTAATAGTTCTTGAAACCTTTTATCATATTCTAATTTCTTTTCTTTAGATAGTCCAGTTACACCTTGCGGTAATCCTTTGCCAGTTATAAATGCTTGTTTAGCTGCTTTTGTATATCTTGTATGTATGCCACTTAATAATTTACCTAAATCATCTCTTGCTGAATCTATAATATCTACTCTCATACTATCGTTAAAATCAGCGTTTAAATAAAATTCATTACCTGTTAATCTAAACAAATCTCTTCTTTCTTCATTTGTAATAGGCTCACCTCTTTTGTTATCTAATGCACCTATTAAATTTAAAAGTCTTGTACCAGCAGGACTTAACAATAATTGGTTCATTGCGTCATACATTCTCTGTCTTTTACCACCTTCATACAACTCAATAAAAGCAGTTGCAGATATTAAGTTTGCTAATTCATCTGAATCTAAAAGTATCTGACCACCAAATTTATCTTCTGATTTTAGTACATCTGTTGGTGGGCTAAATTCTTGACCAACTGCCTGTAAACCAGTTAAGACTAAATCATTGTTAGATAATGATTTTTGTGACCAACCACTTGTAAAAGGATTTAGTTCATCTTTACCAAAACCTACAGGTATTTTTATAAACTCTCCTGTTATGTGATGTTGCATTGGTCTTGCTTTTGCATTACCAAAAGGTGTCTTACCTTTTACTTCATTGATAAGTCTTGCCAACATTATCATTGGTGCATACTCAGGACTTGGTTGACCATCTTCTCCAACAAACTCTCCTGCTGCTATCTTTCTATCCATTCTGATATTGCCTGACTTGTCTTCATCAAACAAACCTGAGTTAATTGCAGTCTTAACATTCTTCTGCAAACCACTTAAAGGTACAGCTAAAGTTGCAAGTCTGTTCATTAGATAACCATTAAGACTAGATTCGTTTCTCATCACTTGTACTAACTCTGTAATACCTCTTAGGTAAGACTTGTCAGCTAAGTTGTTATACATAGCAGCCATAGCAACCTGATATAGACTATCTTTTTCTAATTGTGCTTCTTCTCCTAACAGTCCAGTAACTTTTGCTAAATCTGCTGACGTAGATAAGAACATTGCAAAAGGGTCTAACCTTTTATAACTAATATATTTATAAGCTAGTTTGCCATCTGCACCTCTTACATACTTTACGTCAGGCAATTCAGGGTGTGATATTACTTCATAACCTTGACCTTCTAATCCATATTTTTCTATATCTTCTTCTGTAACATGAAGTCTAAAACTATAAGGTAAAAATCCTGTAGCTAATAATTTTTCTCTAGCTGCTTTGTTTGCAGGTAATCCACCTGTTATAGCTACTCTTGCTGTTGGGTCATTAAGACTAAACGCAGCAGTAATTCCTACACCCCAGAACATACCGCCTGTTATTGTTCTACCTTTAGCTATAGCTCTTACACTTGCATCTGAAGATGCTAATTCTTCTGCCTGTTCTTTTACAAAAGCAAAGTTTTCTTTTAAAAAGTTACTTTTAGCTAATAATGGTGTAAATGGATTTGATTTATTAAATTGTTTTAATAAGTTCAAAGGAGTTCTAACAAAAGGAATTATCTGACGTAGCAAAGGCTGATCGTTAACCAAGTCTTGTATAAACTTGCCTGATGTACCTTTCATTAAGTCTTCAGTAAAAGTTGCTTCTTGTGAATATTGTCTAGCCTTTTTATATAACAAAGCATTTTGTTTGCTTAATTTACCAAGCATTGATTCTTTATTTACAACATCAATTATTTTTTTAAACTGGCCTTCTATGTATTTATTGTATGCGTCATTATCTTTGAATTTCATCTTACTAGCTCTTTCCCAAATCTCTGCTCTGATAAATGCTCTAAAGTTTACTTGCTTAAAAAATTCATCTTCTGCCATAAGAAATCTTTGTGGCAAAGTATAAAAACCATGTATTGCTTTTATTCCAAATCCTCTTTCAGATACATCTATAGCGTTTAGCTTTGACATATCAACAGTCTGGTTAGCAGAATCAATTATATTTGCATTGTTCATAAATGCTTTTCCTGCCATATACATAGACTCAAGACTTGCAGTAGTCAGATAATACAAATCTTTTACTGCTCTTTTAATTACCGCAGGGTTTCTGTCTGCTACTCCACCAACAATTTTTTGAAATGGTCTTACTGCTGTATTTAAAGCAGTAGAAATCATATTAACCTGATGAGTTATTGGACTAGACAAAATAGAATTTATAAATAATTCATTAGTAATTTTTATAACAGGATTACCTGCTTGTGCTTTTAATATCATCTTCAATGCCTTTGGATTAGTTGCTGCTAAATGTAGTTGCTGAGTAACTTTCATTAACGCTTTAGTATCTCCTGAGTCTGCAAGTTTCAATATCTGATCTACTGTAAAGTTTCCTAGTGGGTCTTCTATATTTGATTTTTCTAATAAGCTATCTGCTGTTTTTAAATCAGTTATTACTCTATCTGCATTGCTTGATTTTAAATAATTATCTAATCCTCTTGGTATATCTCCTGATGTTTTTTGCATTACTGCAAGAGTCTTACCTATTTCACTACCAAAAGCATTTTTTACATTTAAAGTATCACTTAAAAATTTAAGAGTAAAAGCAAAATCTTTTTTTAATACGTCATAATAATCTCCATTCATACTGCCTGACTTGCTAAGTTTTAACATTTCGTGCATTTGACTAGACAAATCTCTTAGTACAATTCCTGACTCTAAGATCAAATCATTCATTGCAATAACACTAGCTTGTAAATCTATTTCCCCACCTGCACCATATCTTTCTACAAAATCAGCAAGAGCATTGTATGTATCTAAAGGTAGTTGTGTTCTAGCCTTTTGAAACATATTGTCTAATGACCTTACATTTTTTTTATTAGCTTCTTTAATAACTGCTGCTCTTGCATTTATATATTCAAAGACTGCGTTAGGGTCAGTACGACCTTTCATATCTACAAAAAACTTTGTATATAAATGATGAGCATTAAATGTTCTTGTTATTTTAGAACCTTTTAGTGGTACTCCAAATAATGATTTACCTTTTCCACCAACTGTATCTATAAAATATTTTTTTAATTTCTTACTTGTTTGTAGGTTTTTTTTATAATTATCAAGACTAACTAAAAGGTTATTATCAACATTATCCATTTCTATTTTGTTTATATCTGCACCATTTTTTTGTATTATGTCGTTTAATTTTGCAATAATAACTGATCTTCGTTTAGGATTTTTCTTCATGTTGTAGAACTGTTCCATTACAAAATCAATTAACTGGTTTCCATTTTTACCTGCTAATTCTTTTGTAATGTCTTTTATGCCAAACAATGCTTGCAAACTTTTATTGCCTATAGCTTTAACACCTGCACTTGCCACAGGTAATCCTTTTCCTATAAGTCCTTCTCCAACAACTAAACCCTGCATTACTGCTGTTAATCTTCTAGCTGCTTTTTCAAATTCATCTGCATCTGTTTCAGGTGTAGTTAGAAAATCTAAAACAGGACTAGCCACGTCAAATCTGTTTTCTATAAAATCAAAAAAGTTAGTGTCATAAGGGTCTGTTAATGATGCGTCAACAACACCACCTGCTATTGCGTATCTAAATTTTTTAAGACCTATTTTTTTTAAACTTTTAGCAACAAGTCCTGTTGGTATAATCCATTGACTAATAGCTTTTGATATACCATAAACAGCACCTTCATCATCTTCAAACTCTCCTCCAATAGGACTTTGAAATCCAAAGTTTGTACTACCTTCTTTGTAACCTATTAAATCAAAATCAGCAGGTCTTTCTGAATTATACAGATCGCCCATTACTAAGTCTAAGACATCATCTCCAAACTCATAAAGTTCATTAATGCTTGCTATACGACCATTTATAAGTCCTCTTATAATATCTCCTGTAACTGATTTTTGTAACTTTTTTTTATTTTCCTCCATTTGTTTTTTGGAGTCTGCATACTTCCTTTCATTCTCTGCAAGTTTTTCGTCATACCAATTTTTAAGACCACCAAACCAAGATGTTTCTTCTGTTGCAGGTTTATCTATAGGATTAATATTTTCAGAGTTATTAATTTCTTTAGTTGCTAATTTCTTTGTTTCAGCTTCAACCTTGTTTATTTGTATTTTTTCTTCTTCTTTCTTTGGTAAATTTTTAGTTACGATTTCTGGTGATTCTTCTTCTACTATTTCGTTAACAACTTTATTAACATCAATATTAACGTCTTCTCCTGTTGACTGTGTTTCAATAATTTCGTTTACTTCTTCAGACATTTAATACAAGGGGGGTTCTCTTTGAGCATCTCTAATGACATCTAAGACAAGTTTAATGTAATCTGAGTCAGTAGCATAGCCATTATCTTTTAATAGTTTAACTGCTTTCTCAACTGTATCTACTGTAGAAATACCTTTTCTGTCTAAATAATTATCATTCCAGAATTTTTTATAGTGTTCGAGTGATTCTTTTATACTTTCAAAGTTTTTAAAGTGTGCCATCACTCTTACCTTTTTACCATTTATTTCTTCAAATGTAGGTGCTAGTGTTGATTGACCTGCATCTATCTCAGACTGTGTTGCTTTTATACCAAAGTAATTATTTTTACCTGTAACGCTAAGTCCAT